GTTTCGGGACAGAATTCACAGTAAATTTTTCCTGACTACTTAGACAATGAATCTGTTTCAGTCTGCGACCATCATCCCCTACTCCGGCACCAAGGCTGCTCATCAGCCACCCGTCCGACATGCATTATGTTATTTCAATCATAAGCATTGATTAAAGACACCATATGGCATACATTTGACACCCATAAAATGTTAATCAAATACAACTTGGCAACATGTTGAACAAGCAAGAAATGGGTGCGGTAGGTGAGAACTGTAGCAATCGGAGATTGGGTCGCACTTCAGCGTGATGGCCATCTCATAACTGGTCATGTAGCGCACATCGACGATGATTGCTGTGTCGTTGTAGTTGCCGGTAACGCTTCATCAGACGGTTGGCCATCACATGAGTCAATAGTCATCCCTCTGAACCAATTGACTTCCTTTGGATTGGCGCGCTGGGTGGTTCAGAAGGCACTCCCCGGCAAGGATGCAAAAGCTAAAGCGGGATGACTGGCCCTCAGAGGCCAAGCCTACGTATCTGCAAGCTCTTAGCCGCACAAATCTGCAAGTTTTGGGTCATGGACGAACAGCCGGTCAACGCCAGGGACAGCCAGGCCGAGCCCCCCTTAATGCATCTGCACACTTTGCCATCCATGAAGCGGGCGGGCGAGGCGGGGCTTCGTGCGCGCGCGCAGGGGCTGGATGGCCTTGCTTGAAGGTCGGAGTGGCCCGGCGCATGATGGGTCCATGTGCGTGAACATGGTCAAACGCCTACCCGACAAAAAAGCCGCATAACGCGGCTTTTTCATACGGTTATTGAAAGCATCGACGGATGCAGCCCGAAATGAAAATCGCCCATTTTCATGAGCGATTTCTGTCCATCACTTCGAGCGATTGTCTTTTTTACCAAATAGATTCCAATAAAGCACGAGTGCCAAGAATCCAAAATAAAAGACAAAAAACCCTGCATCAAAAATATTAAATATTGACTTCACTGGCCATGCGTTAATCAACCTAACTGCACACATTGCAATGAAGCCCACAACAGCATACGCAAAGGCTTGCGCGATTTTTCTCATATGCTTATATAACCCGCTTTACGGCTCACCATAAAGCAGCCCCATAGATTTCTCGAAAGATAGCGTTTCCATGGCGGAAAGCCCCCAAGTCCTTTTACGAACCCTCAATCCGGCCAAGAAAGATTAGGCCCTCGCATGCCTCCCCAATAGAAAGGCATGCCGATGATAGATTTGCAGCTACTTGCTATCAGTCATCACTCCCTTCATGAGCGGCAGCCCTCTCATTGTCATCACCTACGGTATGAGAAACACGAGCCGCTGTTCCCTCATTACCACTCCCGCCCATGATGCCACCACTAGTATCATTATGGCCAATGTGGCTTATTGCATTGCTTACAGTTTGTGAGGTTGCCTCACCTGCGCCAAAAGCAACGGCGGTACAACCAACGGTTCCAGTCGTCGCAGTTGCCCCAGAGCAAAGCCCTTCAACTCCAGCCCCTACAAGTAGACCTGTAGCATTAGAGACTAGATTGCCAAACGTATATCCAGCCGGCGTGAACGGGACATGCGAACTCAAGACGGAGACAAGGCCCGAGTCACTGGAGGCTTTCGAACTTGACGATTGGCTTTGCGGCGGATTCGGTTGGGCTGGCCTAACGGCAACCCCCACTCTTGGAGCAGCAGGGGTATTAGCGGGAGCTGTGACAGCGGCCGGTTTCGAATAAGTCAACGGAGCACTAGGCGGCTGACTCGCCGGGCTACTCAATTTCACAATGGTCGAGGGCGATGGCTGAGCCGCGCTCGCCTGTACCGGTTTCGCTGCCGGCTGAGGCGCAGGCGCGGCAACCACAGGAGCTGAACGACCAGACGTCTGCGGCTGCGGAGCACCCCCTCTTGTGTACGTTGGGGCTGGAGGCGTGTTGGCACGGATCGATGAATTAGGCACTTCTTCCCTTTCTGTATGTTCTGAAAAATATTTTTCGTAAAAACTATTTTTATGTGCATTGAGCACAATGGCATTCATCGAAAATTCGCCAAAATTCTTTATTCCGTATAAATACTTATCGGGCAAACCCTTGAAATGTAGTATTTCTGTAGCGGCTATAACCCAAAATTAAACCCATCATAAAAATCTCGAATGTTCCCTGTGTAATTTAAGTATTTACTCAAAAAGAATGTCGCCTAAGCGACAATTCTGACTCAAGAACCGAAGGATCCGAGTAGACACCGTCAATCAAGCAGTAGCTAGCCTACAGCCGTGACCAGCTCGTACGCTCCAAACTCGACCACCCTCTCCCCCACCTTGTCATTAATTTCCTCAAACCGCCTTTGCAGTGGTCGAATTTCGTTCTGGTAAAACACCTCGGCCGCCGTGCTGGCGTCACCAAACCCGCCGGTGTTGTTCGGGATGATCCCCATCAGTTGCGGCGGCACCCGGTGCGCCGCCAGCACATCGTCGCGCGTTACGTTCTTGATGCTGAAGAACTCGTCCTTGGCCGCCACCTCGCTGATCGGGATCACCTGCAGCCCGTCCTTCTTGCCGTTCGGCGCGTACATGAACAGGTTGCGGAAGTTGCCCGGCCCCTTCGACTCCTTCAGTGCCTGGCGCAGCGTGTCGACGTCCTCCTGCTTCTGCGCCGGGTCGGTCAGGTACAGAATGAAGCCGGCGTGACTGCCATTGAGGTAATACTTGCGGCGGAACAGCGTGGCGCTCTCGTTGAGCCAGGCCGATTGCAACGCGGCCAGGTATTCGGGCAGGCCGTACACCTCCTGGTTGATGTCGTGTTGGCGCATATGAAACAGCTCGCCCAGCTCGCGCTCTTGCTGCCAGCCCGGCACCCACCAGTAGCTCGCCAGGTCGGTGCCCCGGCGCACGAACTTGGCCGGCACCGGGTCGAGTTCCAGCAGGCCGCCGAGGCGGTTTTTGATGGGGGCGCAGTACAGGTTCCCGAACACCAGGAAGTCCTGCACCAGTTGCTCGAACGCCGACCGGCTCAACAGCGGGTGCGGCTTGAAGGTGCTAACGAGCACATTGCGCTTCACCGCCAGCGCGCTGTTGTGATGGACCGAGGCACGCCAGCTCCGTGCCAGCCCTTCCCAACTGATCGGTGGTTCGTACCATTTGCCCATGTCGAGGCATTCGGCGTAGTCCATGATTTCGCGCCGGTCGAGCACCGGGGTCGGGTCGCCGAAGCTGAACGCCAGCGGGCCGGCTGGTTGTTGGGGTTCAGGGGTGCGGGTCGGTCTCGGGCGCTTGGCCATTAGTAAATCTCCATGAAGCTGGAGTTGGCTTCGGTCGCCCCCTCCAGCGGTTCGTTGTACAGGGCGTGCATCGTGGCCCAGGCCAGATCGGCGTGGCTGGTCTCTTCCGAGCGGCCGGCCTGGTAGGTCACCTGGCGCCCCGAGGCAGTGAGGGTTTTCTTGATCGCCATGAAGCTAGCAGCGATGTCGTTGTAGCCGGCATCGAACTCCAGCCGGCCGTTGCTGATCACGTCCAGGGCCTTCAGGACCATGCGGGTCTTCAGCTCGACGTTGTAGGTGAACGCCACCGCGTCCGGGCGGAACTGCTTCACCAGTTGATACACGCCGACGCCGAGGCCGGACGTGTCGATGCCGATGAAGGTGACGTTGAAACGGTTGCAGGTCTGGCGGATGAACTCGGCCTGGCCGGCGAAGTCGGCGCCCTTAAACTGGTGCCGCTCGATGATGCGGAACTTGCCACCCGGCACGCTCGGCGGCGCCAGCACGACCAGCGCGGCGCTGTCGCCGGTGTTGCTCGGGTCGTAACCGAGCCACACCGGCTTATGGCCGAACGGGCGCGGCAGGAACGGCTTGATATCGCCCCACACTTCCCAGCTATCGACCATGCAGCGCTGCATCAGGCTGAAACCAAACACGCTGGCGCCGTCATCGATGAATTGGCACATGAAGAGCTGGGCAAACTCTTCCGGGCTGTATTCGCGCTTGAGCTGGTCGAGGTCAAACAGGTCGCAACCGCTGGCCAGGGCGTCCTCGATGGTGACGATCTGGCGCCATTGGCCATCCTCGCAGTGGCGGCCCGGCGCGAGCGCGCGGTGGCTGATATCGAGCCGGATATGCTCAGCCTTCGGTCGGCCCTTGTTGAACTGCTCGCCGGTCCAGAACGGGTACGCCTCATGGCTCATCGCCGACGGCGTCGAGAAGTAGGTCTGGCGCCAGCGCTTTTGCGAGGCCATACCCGACGCGACCTTACGCAGTTCCTTGTAGCGCGGAATCCAGAAGTACTCGTCCAGGTACAGGTTGCCGTGATAGCTCTGCGCGGTACGGCTATTGGTGCCGAGGAAGATCAGCTCGGCGTCGTTCGGCAGCTTGATCACCTCGCCCTTCAATTCGATGTCCTCGGCCTTGGCGAAGTCGAGGATGTAGCTGCGGAACTGGAACGCCTGCGCCTTCGAGGCGGACAGGAAGATCTGGTTGCGGCCGGTGTCGAGCGCGTCGATCAGCGCTTCGCGCGCGAAGTAGAAGGTGGCGCCGATCTGGCGGCTTTTGAGCAGGTTGCGGATACGCTCGGTGAAGCCGGCGCGATACCAGCCCTGCTGATAGCCGAATAGCTCATCCAGGAAGCGCTGCTTCAGGCGCGCATGCTGCTCGTCGCTGATCGCGTTCTTGATCGGCGCGCGCTTCGGCGCGGCGTTGCGATTGGCCACCTTCGGATTAAGGTCGCCTTCCTTGCCGGTCTGCTGGTATTTGCCGACGCGCGCCATCCGTTCGACCTGGCGGCCGAGCAGGTCGATTTCCTTGAAGTCCTTTCCTTCCTTGTGCTCCTTCAGGATCAGTTGCTGCAGCCGCGCCTCGATGGTCGAGGCGATGCGCTCGGTCGGGTCGGAGTCGTCCCAGGCGTCACGCCGCTTCCAACTGTGGATCGTGGCGGCTTTCTCGCCGAGGTGCTCGGCAATGCGCGCGACGCGCCAACCCTGCCAGTACAGGGCACGGGCAGCGCGGCGCGGGTCGCGGGGATCTTGCGGATCAGAGTTGTGTTGAGGGTCCATGCCGGCGAGTGTGCCGCCCGGCGCGCGCGACTTCCCGCGCTGCCGGTTGTGCCAACGGCCGGCACAACCGCAATCGATTGAGGCTGGCCGGCCGAGGTTTCAGCATGGGCACATCGAACAAACCGATGCCCACACAAGGAACCCTCATGGCCGGCAAGTCCAAACAATTTTGCATCGCCACCGAAGGCGCCACCACCGACGGCCGCGTGATCGAACGCGCCTGGCTCACCCAGATGGCCGCCAACTACGACCCGAAGCTGTACGGCGCGCGCATCAACCTGGAACACATCAAGGGGTTTTCTCCTGATGGTCCGTTCCGCCGTTATGGCGACGTGCTGTCGCTGTCCACCGACGAAGGCGCCGACGGCAAGCTGCGCCTGTACGCGGTGATCGATCCGACCGACGACCTGGTCGCGCTGACCAAGGCACGCCAGAAGGTGTACACGTCGATGGAGGTGAACCCGAAGTTCGCCGACACCGGCGAAGCCTACCTGGTCGGCCTCGCCGTCACCGACGACCCGGCCAGCCTCGGCACCGAGATGCTGCAGTTCAGCGCCTCGGCCACCGCCAACCCGCTGGCCAGCCGTAAGACCCACCCCGACAACCTGTTCAGCGAGGCAGTGGCATTCACCCTGGAACTGGACGAACCCGGCTCCGGCGCGGCGCTGTTCGATGGCTTCGCCGCCAAGATCAAGGGATTGATTTCCGGCTTCAGCAAGAGCAGCGACCGCCAGTTCAGCGAGCTGCAGCAGGCGGTCGAGCTGATCGCCAACAGCCAGCACGGTTTGCTCGAGCAGTTTGCCCAGACCCGCGCGGAAGCCGAGCAAGTGGCCCAGCTCGGCGCCGAGTTGCAGCGCCTGTCGACCGACCACGCCGAGCTGGTGAAGACCTTGAGCCGCCAGCCGGAAGGCGAACGCCGCCCGCTCGCCACCGGCGCCTCGACCACCGCCCACCTCACCGATTGCTAAGAAAGAGAACCGACACCCATGCGCAACGAAACCCGTCCGCACTACGAAGCGTTCACCGCCCAGGTGGCCCAGCTCAACGGCGTGGCCGCCGCCGACAACTCCTTTACCGTCGCGCCGAGCATCCAGCAGAAGCTGGAATCCAAAATCCAACTGTCGAGCGAGTTCCTGTCCAAGATCAACGTGATCGGCGTGCAGGAACAGGAAGGCGAGAAGCTCGGCTTGGGGGTGATCGGCACCATCGCCGGCCGCACCAAGACCAGCGCGGCCAAGAAACGTCAGCCGCGCTCGATGGCCGACTTCGTGTCCGGCAAGTACCGCTGCGAGAAGACCGACTTCGATACCGGCATCCCGTACGCCCAGCTCGATCTGTGGGCCAAGTTCCCCGACTTCCAGACCAAGTTGCGTGACGCCATCGTCAAGCAGCAGGCGCTCGACCGCATCATGATCGGCTTCAACGGCGTGTCGGTGGCCGAGGACACCGACCGCGCCGCCAACCCACTGCTGCAGGACGTGAACAAGGGCTGGCTGCAGCAGTACCGCGACAACGCGCCGGAACGGGTGATGAAGGAGGTCAAGCCGGGTTCCGGCAGGGTGAAGATCGGCAAGGACGTGCCGGCGGCTGAGGGCTACAAGAACCTCGATGCGCTGGTGTTCGACGCAGTGAACGGCCTGATTCACGAAGTGTTCGCCGAGCACCCGGACCTGGTGGTGATCGTCGGCCGCGATCTGCTCAGCGATAAATACTTCCCGATCCTGAACGCGAACAATCCGCCGAGCGAGCAATTGGCGGCCGACCTGGTGATCAGCCAGAAGCGTATCGGCAACCTGCCGGCGGTGCGCGCGCCGTTCTTCCCGCTGGGCAAGATGCTGATCACCACGCTGTCCAACCTGTCGATCTACTACCAGGAAGGCGGCCGGCGCCGCCACCTGCGCGAGGAACCGGACTACAACCAGGTCGCCAACTACGAGTCGAGCAACGACGCCTACGTGGTCGAGAGCTACGAGGCCGGTTGCCTGATCGAGAACATCGAGCTGGTGGCCGCGTAATGGTCAGCCCCGCCCGCGCCCACTTCCTGCGCGTCAGCGCCGCCACGGCGTCCGCCTCGGCGGCGGCTGGCCAGCAGCTCGACTGCAGCGAATACGAGCTGATGTTGCTCAAGCTGGCCGAGGACGGCCGCCGTCTCAAGGGCATCCAATCGATGGAAGCCAAGGCACAGGTCAAGCGCGAGCTGTTGCCCGATTACGCCCCGTGGGTCGACGGCGTGCTCGCCGCCGGCAAGGGTGCCCAGGACGCCGTGCTGATGACGGTGATGGTCTGGCGCATCGATGCCGGCGACTACGCAGGGGCGCTCGATATCGCCGCCTATGCCTTGCTGCACGACCTGGTGCTGCCGGACCGCTACGCGCGCACCACCGCCACGCTGGTGGCCGAGGAAATGGCCGATGCCGCCAAGCGCGCCCGCGACGGCAAGGAAGCGTTCGACGTCGACCTGCTGGAGCAGACCCTAGCACTGACCGCCGCGCACGACATGCCGGACGAGGTACGCGCCAAGCTGCACAAGGAAATCGGTTTGCTCTATGCGGCACAGACCCAAGGCGAGACCGACCTGGCGTTGCTGCGGCTGCTCAGCGAGAGCGCCCTCGAAAACCTGCGCCGCGCGATGCAGCTCAGCGACAAGGCCGGCGTGAAAAAGGACATCGAGCGTCTGGAAAGGACGCTCGCCAAGGATGCGGCCCCCGCCACCGGCGCGGGCTGACACCGAGCGTGCCCCGCGCGACTGACGGCAGGGGGTGGCGGCTGGCCACCAGGTTGAAATCTGCCCCCCAGACCAAAGCCCCCTCCACCGTCACCCCCGAGGAAGCGAACCATGCTGATCACCCCGACCCAAGCACCGGCGAGCGGCACCGAAGCGCCGATCCACTCGAACCCGTTCTGGCCGGACATCGAGCCCGAGGCCGCGCGCGCGGCGTTGCGCCTGGATGGCACCGTGACCGGCCCCCGCCTGCGCCACGCGCTGGTCGAGGCCATCGCCGACATCAACGGCCGGCTGGCCACTTGGCGCCGCAGCCACCAGGCCAGCGGCTTCCCGACCCTGGACACAGTGCCGGCCGAAACCGTCGATGGCGAGAGCGAGCACGTCGCGCGCTACCGCCGCGCGGTGTACTGCCTGGCCGGCGCCAGCCTGATCGAGCGTTACCGCAGCTTCGACAGCACGCACGCCGGGCATCAGCAGGCCGATGAGCTTACCCCGAGCGTGGACGAGCTGCGCCGCGATGCCGGCTGGGCGGTCAGCGACCTGCTCGGGCGCGGGCGCGCCACCATCGAGCTGATCTGATGGCGCACGTCATTGCTCAGCAAGGCGACACGGTGGACCTGATTTGCTGGCGCCACTACGGGGCCACCGCCGGCATCACCGAGCAGGTGCTGGCGCAGAACCCTGGCTTGGCCGCGCTCGGTCCGGTGCTGCCAATTGGCACCACCGTGCTGCTGCCCGAGCTAACCGAGGCCCCTGCCCCGACACAAACCCTGATCAACCTTTGGGACTGAACCATGGCCGAACCCGCCTCCACTTTCGCCGCCGGAACGCTCTCCGGCGCCGCGCTGCTCGCGCTGTTTCCGGGTCTCGATGCCGGCGCGGTGCTCGGCGCCTTTGCCGGCGCTGCCGTGTTTGTGATGTCGAGCACCGACCTCTCCCCGTTCAAACGGATCGGCTTTCTGGTGGCGAGCATCGCCGCCGGCCTGCTGGCCGCCAGGATGGTGGCCGAACTGCTCGCCAGTTTTTTGCCGGCGCGCGTGCAAGTGCCCGATGGCGTCGGCGCCCTGGTCGCCGCCGCGCTCGCGGTCAAGCTGCTGCTGTGGCTGATCCGCCGTGCCGACAATCCGGCCGAGCTGTTGAGTGGCTGGAAAGGGGGCGGCAAATGAACCACGCCCTAGCCTGGCTCAACGCCGTGCTGTGCGCCGCCATTGCGCTGCGCCTGCTGCTGTTCCGCCGCGGTGAGGCCAGCCACCGCCCGGCCGCCAATGGGCTCGCCTACGGGCTGATCGTCGCCGCCGGCGCGGTGCCGTTGCTCGCTCTGTTCGGCCAGGCCCCCGCGACCGACTGGCCGCAGCTCGTCCTCAACGCCGTGCTGGCCGCCGCCGTGTTCGCCGTGCGCGGCAATGTGGTCGAGCTATTCCGGCCGGTCTCGCAGCCGGAAAGCTGGCTCACCCGCCTATTGAGGAAAGAAACATGGATCTGATCACACTTGGCGCGCACGGCCAGGCCGTGCAGAATCTGCAGCGCCGCCTCACCCTCGCCGGCTTCCCGCTCACGGTCGATGGCTGGTATGGCCCGGCCACCGAAGCCACCGTTGCAGCGTTCCAACGCCAGGCCGGCCTGGTGGTCGATGGCAACGCCGGTCCCAAGACGCTGGAAGCGCTCAACCACATCACCGGCCCGGTGCGGCTCAAGGAAGCCGATCTGCAGGCTGCAGCCGACACCCTTGGCGTGCCGCTCGCCTGCGTGAAGGCGGTGAACGCCGTTGAGTCGCGCGGCTCCGGTTTCCTCGCCGATGGCCGGCCGGTGATCCTGTTCGAACGCCATGTGTTTTACCAGCGGCTACCGCAGGCCCAGGCTGAAGCGCTGGCCCGGCATTATCCGGCGCTATGCAGCAAGGCACGCGGCGGCTATGTCGGCGGCGCGGCCGAATGGCAGCGGCTGCTCAACGCCGGCCAGGTGGCCAACGCACTCGGCACCGCGCAGGAGGCGGCGAGTTGGGGGCTGTTCCAGATCATGGGCTATCACCACCAGGCGCTCGGCTATGCCGGCATCGCCGACTTCGTCACCCGCATGCAGCACAGCGAGGGCGCACAGCTCGACGCCTTCGTGCGCTTCCTCCAGGCCGACCCGGCGCTGCTCAAGGCACTGAAGACCAGGAAATGGGCCGAGTTCGCCCGCCTGTACAACGGCCCGGCCTACGCCGAGCACGCCTACGACGCCAAACTGGCCGCCGCCTACGCCAAGGCCGAGCGGCTGGCCACCCCGCAAGAAAGACCGACCGCATGACCGATATCTACGACCGCGCCCAAGCGCTGGAGCAACGCCATCGCGACGCCGCGCTGGCCGCCTTCAGCGCGAACCTGCCGAACGGCGAAAGCCTGAGCCACTGCGAGGACTGCGCCGAGCCGATCCCCGAGGCGCGCCGCCGCATCGTGCGCGGCTGCCGCCGCTGCGTGACCTGCCAGGAACTGGCCGAGCGATGAACAAGCCGCACAGCTTGCGCGCCTTCGTCGAGGCTGCCCTGCCCGAACTCGCCGCCAATCCGGATCGGTTGCTGATGTTCATCGAGGAAGGCCGGATGGCGGCCGGGCTTGGAAGCCTGTCGTTCGAATACCACTTCACCGTCACCGTGGTGATCACCGATTGGACCAGCCACCCGGATGCGGTGATGGTGCCAATCCTGCAATGGCTACACACCAACCAACCAGACCTGCTGCAGCACCCGGACAAGCAGAAAGAGGCCGTCACCTTCCAGGCCGAGCTGCTCAACCACACCACGATGGACCTGCAAATCAAGCTCAAGCTGTCGGAACGGGTTCGGGTCACCGCCGACGGTGCCATCCACCTACCCGAACCGCAACTCGACCCACTGTAAGCCATGGCTTTCGCCACCCTGGAAGCCGAACTTACTGCCCTGATCGCCAAGCTCGATGCGAGCAGTCGGCGCAAGCTCGCGCGCGAGATCGCCAAACAGGTCCGCGCGAGCCAACAGGCGCGCATTCGCGCCCAGCAGAACCCGGACGGCAGCGCCTATGCGCCGCGCAAGTCGCAGTTTCGGCAGAAGAAGGGGGAGTTGCGCCGGCAGATGTTCAACAAACTGCGCTCGGTGCAGTGGTTAAAAGCAGAAGCAACGACAGATGCGGCTGTGGTGGGGTTTGTTGGCCAGGTAAGTCGACTTGCGACTGTCCATCAGTACGGCTTGCGAGACCGGGTAAGCTCCAAGGGGCCGGATGTTCAGTATGAAAAGCGTGGCTTACTCGGGTTTACACAGCTTGATATCGATGGCATAAGTGACATGATAATTAGGAGCATGGAGTCGTCATAGACGCACTAGAGACGGCACACCATGACATTCAACTATTTCAGTCATTAGGAAAACTTATGGACATCGCTAGCCTTCGACCAAAAACCAAACCGAACGTAATGGAGCTTGCTAAGGAAGCTGGCTTAGTTGTGTCTGATTGGGGAAATTTCAAAGGGGGACCATCTAAAGCCGCAAGTAATCCTAAATATTGCTACGAATGGGCATTTTCAGACCCTGGCCGTTTGGTTATTGCCAATATTTGGTACACCGCACTCCAGCAGAAAGATGGAGATATTTTTTACCATTTGGACCTTTCGGGCACAGCCCCTAACGCATCAATAAACCCGACAACCGTTGCACGCCGCCGCCGCATGGCTTTTGCCCTTGAACACGCCAAAAGCATAAACCTTCCTATCAGAGTAATAATCTGCGACGGCAAACGCCGAAGCGATGACCCGCTAGGTAAAAAAGCCTCGTCGGTAAGTGGCCGCCTTCTTGATAGTGAGCCATGGATGGTAGTCGAATCTAAAGATGGGAAATTTATTCTCCAGAGAGGTCTGAACGCTTCATTTTCAGACCAATTTGACACTGCAGACGTGGGGGATAACGACCCCAAAAAACGCGAAATCACCACCCAGCAATTCGAACGAGATAAATCTGTGCGTGAACGTGTCTTAAAGAGATCCGCCGGAATGTGTGAATACTGCAGAGCACCGGGCTTCCCCACTGCAGCCGGATCAATTTACCTTGAGACCCACCACATCATCCCTCTTTCAGAGGGCGGTCCAGACACAGATACCAACGTCATTGCCCTCTGCCCTAACGATCATCGCAAGGCCCACCATGGTCAGGATAGGGATAACATGCGAAAAATATTAACTGAAAAAATCAGCTCTATTCACCTATAACCAACCCAATCATTCATACCGCAAGGTTATTCTGCCGAAAATAAAAATCTGATTTATTCACCATTAATCAAGTATTTAGCAAACAGACAAAGAAGCCGCCCTAGCGGCTTCTTTTCTACCCCCCTTTTTGACTCATAGGGCATATTCGTACTGTACTTCAGTCACAAGCTGGTACTCAGTCATGACCCCACCCCTCCATTCTCGTGACAATTGAACCTCACGGGTTACATTTCCATTTTCATCATATAGATAAGAGAGAGAATAACCGTCGCCACCAAGACTCTGGCCACTAACGGTGTAAAATTCATTCTTTCTTTTGTCAACCGCCCGCGCATCATCATAAGAAACCTGTATAGCAGGTTCCCCATGATAAACAACCTGAGAGCGGTTGACTTTCCAATTATCTAAAAAATGAGGGTTAGAAGCTAATGCAGGTACGGTTCGCTGACTAGCAAGCCTCTCCAAATCTTGCTCTTGATAGCTCCCTCCCGTATTCTTTATTACATCCAAGGAGTTGGACAGAAACACCAACCGCCCTTCTTTATCGTAATGCATCACCTGCATATTCCCAGGCTTCAAACCTTTTGGCGTTTCAAAAGTACGCAACACTCCGATCACATGTCCGTACTTTGCGGGCTTGCACTGTATAAAATCAAAATTATCGCCCACATATGCCGAACCAGCCTCATCATGCATCTGAGTAGAATGCTGGAACTTATATAAAACGTTATTTTTATAAAAATACCGATCACGATACCTTAACGCCTTACTCGGCTTCACCATTTCATTCTTTTCCTCGATAAGGTTCCCTTCATTCCAAACTAGAGAAACCTCATCAAGCTCACCATCATGAAAATGGGTATCTATACTAACAGGCCTCCCACCTTCAAACAGGACCAGCGACCACTTATTTAGCGAGCCCTTCTCGTCAAATTCCTTGATAACCGCTTTTACCAACCTATCCTTTACCCCACCAACCAGATAGCGAGAAAGATCGATCAAAGCAGCTGAATCCGGATACTCCCTCTGCAAAACCTTATCAAAAGTACAATTTTTCGATGCTGCCATTGAAAACTGCGACTGAATAGCAATCAACACTGCAAGTGTGCAATACGCCTTAGCCCCCATACTTACCCCCTAACCATAAAACCGTAAAATTAGAAAAATACATTTGGAAACAAAATAACTGCTACGCAAATTAATGCGGCACCCCATTAAAACAGCCAAATGGCATGATTTTTCAATTGCATTCTACAAGCACGTTGTAACGAACTTCAATACAACACAGACCGCAAGCTTCATCTATTTCCATGCTGCACACTCGCCGCATGGACTCTTACGCCGACCTCTCCCGCCGCCTCGAAAGCCTGATCCGCTTCGGCACCATCGCCGCCGTGCAGATGGAGCCGCCGCGCGTGCGCATGCATTCGGGCGCGCTCACCTCCACCTGGCTACCCTGGCTGTCGTTCCGTGCCGGCACCACGCGCACCTGGTGCCCACCGACCGATGGAGAGCAGTGCGTACTGTTGAGTCCGAGCGGCGAGACCACCACTGGCCTGGTGTTGGTCGGCCTGTTTTCCGATCACCATCCGGCGCCGAGCAGCAGCCCGGAAGAACACCTGACCGTCTACCCGGACGGGGCGCGAGTACTCTACAACCACTCCACTCACGCGCTGGAAGTGACCGGCATCGCCACCGCGCTGGTGCAGGCGGCTGAGCATGTCACCGTGGACTGCCCCAAGTCGACCTTCACCGGTGATGTGGACATCCTGGGCAACCTGACCGTGGACGGCGAAGCGCTGATCAAGTCCCTACTCACCTATCTAGCAGGCCTGTCCGGTAAGCCTGGCAAAGCAGGCCGTACCGTCATTAGCGGCCCGATTGACCACCAAGGCGACTTCGCCAACACCGGCACCCTCAGCAGCAACGGCGTGGTACTCGGCACCCACAAGCACTTGGTCCTGGGCAGTACGACGGGAGAACCGCAATGACCGCCCGCTACCTCGGCCTCAACGCCCGCACCGGCCAAGCCATCGCCGACCTCCACCACATCGCGCAAAGCTTGGGCGTGATCCTGACCACCCCACTCGGCAGCCGTGTGATGCGCCGTCCGTTCGGCAGCCTGGTGCCGGATCTGCTTGACCGCCCGCTGAACGGTAAGACACGGATGCAGGTGATGGCCGCCAGCGTGATGGCGATCAGTGCGTGGGAGCCGCGCGTCGAGCTGCACAGCGTCAGCCTGCAGCCGTATGGTGAAGCCGGGCTTGCCCTCAATCTCGACTGCACGCAACGCGATGGCCCCGGCACCACGGCGCCGCAACGGCTGCGCATTCCGTTAAGGGCTTAACCATGCCGTTCGATCTGACCCAGCTCCCCGCGCCACAACTGATCGAGGCGCTCGACTTCGAAACGCTGTTCGGCGTGCGCAAGCAGCGCCTCCTTGCTGCCGCGCCGGCCGAACTGCGCGACGCGCTCGCCGCCACGCTGGAACTGGAGAGCGAACCGCTCACGCTGCTGCTACAGGAGAACGCCTACACCGAATTGGTGCTGCGCCAACGTATCAACGACGCGGCCAAGGCGCGCATGTTGGCGTTCGCGCGCGGCGCCGATCTGGACCACAAGGCGGCCGAGTATGGCGTGCAGCGGCTGCTGATCGTGCCGGCCGATCCCAATGCCGAGCCGCCGGTCGAGGCGGTATGGGAAAGCGACGAGCGGCTGCAGCTTCGTTGCCAGTTGGCGCCGGAAGGCTTGTCGGTCGCCGGCAGCCGTGGTGCCTACCTGTTTCACACGCTGTCGGCGTCGCCGTTCGTCGTCGATGCCCTGGTCGATTCCGGCAACGCCGGCCCGAAGCGCCCCGATGGCCCGGCGCCGGGCGAGGTGCACGTCTACGTGCTCGATACGCGCGGCGATGGCGTGCCCGCCCCCGATCTGCTCGCTACCGTACAGGCGTCGCTATCGGCCGAGACGGTGCGCCCGCTCAACGACCGTGTGCTGGTGTGTGCCGGCCAGCCGGAGCGCTTTGTGATCCGCGCGCAGATCGAGTTCGAGGACGGCGGCGAAGCGTTATCGGGCGGCCTGGACGCGGCGCGCAAGCGGCTCGACGCGGTGCTGGCTTCGGCCAAGCGCCTCGGCACCGGCCAGAAGCCGTCCGGTCTGCCGCCGTCGGCGCTGGTGACGGCGCTCAAGGTGCCCGGCGTACACGATGTGATCCTGCTCGCGCCGACCGCCCCCATCGCGCGCGCCGTTGGGGCGTTCCCGCTCTGTACCGACATCCAGATGGAGAAGGCATGAACCGCGCCCTATTGCCCCCGAACCGCACCAACCTGGAAGCGGCCCTGGCCGATGCCGGCCGCTTCGACCTCGACCCCACCCCGTTGAGCTGGCTCGATGACGCCGAGCGCTGCCCGGCCGCGTTCCTGCCCTGGCTCGCGTGGGAACGTTCGGTCGAGAACTTCGACGCAGCGACCACCGAGGAACAGCAGCGTGCGCTGATTCGCACGTCGTTCGAGGTTCACCGCCACAAGGGCACTGTTGCGGCGGTGCGCAAGGTGTTCCGCGCACTCGGTCTTGGCGAGGTGCAGATCGATGAAGGCAATGACAATTACCGCATCGACGGCCAGGCGAGCTACGACGGTTTCGCTACCTATGGTTCCCCGAACGGCTGGGCAGAGTACCGTGTGCGTATCGACAAGCTGCTGTCGGTCAAACAGGCCTGCACAGCGCGTGCCCTGCTCGCCGATGTGGCACCGGCTCGCTGCTGGCTGTGGGGGATCGACTTCACCGGCGCCGAACTGATCTACAACGACCTGGCCGCCTACGACGGCGGCTATACCTATGGAGTGGCGTAATGGCCAATCTGCCCACCCCGGTCACGCCGGGATTTCCCGATATCTACCAGCTGGAAACCACTGACCGCGTCAAGGGCGGCCCCGGCGGTATCGCCAACCTGCAAGCGAGCCAGTTGCTCGAACGCACCGCCTACCTGAAGAAGCAGCTCGATGACGCGGTCAGCGGCGCGCTGGTGGTGATGCAGGCGCAGAAGCTGAAGGCCGCGCGCGCCTTGAGCATCAGCGGCGATGCCAGCTGGTCGGTCAGCTTCGACGGTAGCGACAACGTCAGTGCCGCGCTGACCCTCGCCACCACCGGCGTTGTTGCCGGCACCTATCCGGTGGTAACGGTCGATACCAAGGGCCGGGTCAAGGCCGGACGCGCATTGCAGGCGGATGATGTGCCGGCGCTCGACGTGAGCAAGATCACCAACGCGGCGAGCCAGGCCTATGTGCAGCAGGCCACCGCCGGGGTGGTCGGCGGCGCGCCGGCCGGACTCGACACCCTGGCCAAGCTCGCCGCGTCGCTCGGCAACGATGCCAACTTCACCAACTCGGTGGCAGTCGCCCTTTCTTACAAGGCGGCCAAGGCCACCACCCTCGCTGGCTATGGCATCACCGATGCACTGCCGCTCGGCAATCTGTCTGCGTTTATGGTCACCCCGAAGACCACGCAATCGATTTCGGCGTCGACCTTCACCGCGCTGGTGTTCCAAACCAAGCTATTCGACGACCTGGGCGAGGTGGACGCCACCGGCCGCTTCATCGCGGCCCGCGACGGCACCTATGTGTTTACCGCCGGCGTGCACGCCATGCTCAACTCCACCACCAACCGCGTGCTGATGCTGTACGTGAACGGCGCGGAGCGCGTCCGCTTGCAGGAGATCAACAACACCGCCGGCCAGACCACCCTCGCGGGCACCAGCGGCCCGGTGCGCCTCAAGGCCGGCGACATGGTGCAGGTCTACTACTTCACCCAGGCGGCGGACACGCTGTTCATCGACCCCCCGTGCACCTACTTCAGCGGATGGAGAATCAAGTAATGGCCCTGATCGATGCATTGAATCTGCTCTACCCGGACGCCGTGCCGGGCCGCGACTACGTGCTGCAAAACGATGGCGATGGCGACTACATCAAGAGCTGGAACCTGACGGCCAAGAAGCCGAGCGCAGCCGCGCTACGCGAAGCCGAGGCTGCCACTGGGCTACACCAAGCGAAAACGGCCAAGCTCGCCGAGCTGAAAGCTGCCTGCCGCGCCATTATCGAGGCCGGCTTTACTTCCTCGGCGCTGGGCGAGCCTCACAGCTACCCGGCCACCGACACCGACCAGCGCAACCTGCACGCGGCGGTGCTCGCCTCTTTGCTCCCGAACCTGCCGGACGATTGGACCACGCCGGCCTGGTGCCGCGACAGCACCGGACAATGGGCACGCCGCCCGCATACGGTGGCGCAGATCCAGCAGGTGGGACGTGAGGGGAAACAAGCCATCGATGCGGCGGTTCAGCGCAAGGCCGAGCGGGAAGCAGAGGTTCTAACAGCCAATAGCGCTTCAGACGTATTCGCAATAGTTTGGGATCAAGGCCGCTGACGAATAAATAGGGCTTCCCCAGCCTTCGCCGACGCGATGGCACGAAGAAAGCCCCCATGAGATAGCCAAGCAGCATGAAACTACAACCGTCTTGAAGGCTGCTTGGTTCTTTTTTCTCAAAGCCTCTTATATCAACCCATTTAAATATGCAGATGGCCTATTTTCAAAACCGACAAATGCATTTATGATTTTTTAAATGGATTTAACGGAAGCGGATACTGCCTTGTTTCGCCAGCATGTTCCACAACGATGTGCTCCTTATCTTCCGAGCGATAAATAATGCTACCTTCCGCCCCAACAAAATCATGCAGCAACTTCATACTTTCGTCACGCTTACCATCTCTAAAATAGTTAGGAATAATAAACTCTGCATAGCGTTTGCTTTTTCCATCAAGATACTTCAACAACCCAGGCGACTGAATGTCCGAAACCTTAAAACCAATGCATGATTTTTGTTTATAATTGGAATCCTGATCGCGCCCATACCCTCTCATTTCTTTATCGCTAATAACATCAGCATTAAATTGCACTGGATGTTGAAATTTACAAGCATTGGTTGACAAAACATCGTAACTTGGGATGTTCAATGTAAACGTTGACACGGCCTCTTCTCTAAAAGGCATTTCCCCTGACAGAGGGCGGATTGCATAGATAAACTTACCACTCATAAATTCGGAGACATATAAACGGGAAATTTTACCAGCCTCATCCTCTTTACTATCCGGAGGCGCCAGCAGCCCACCTACCAACCCTGCAACATTCATTCCCTTACTCAAGAGCGTCGTCAAACCCATGGACCGACGAACAACATCTGTACCATTTATAAAAACATTCATCTGGCCAGCGGTAAACCCAGAACTTAGCTCCCCTTTGTTGTCCGAAGCTTGCGCCTGCTCAGCAGCTATCTGATACCAAAATGGGTAGTAGAAATTTTGAGTAGTTTCCATTGGCGCATATTCATGGAATGTAACCACCGCAACCTTCCTGCTATCCCCTTGGCTGACCGCTTGCGTGGTATAGCAACCGGCCATGAGAAGCGCGGCAATCGAAACCGCAACAATATTTTTGATTTTCATTATTTGTTCCCAACCCTGAGTTTTGAAAAATGTGAGCAGTGCGAAAACCTACATATTCCACACCATCACAAAGTTACTATTAAATTAAATACTTAAGAAAAACAGACCCATACCAAAAAGGCCCCACTTAAAGACCACCTATTGGCCAGCCAGCCAATCAACAAGAACCCGCATCCCATTCAAAGCCATTCGTAAGCGGGTTAAATTTCTGCGGCGCAAAGAAATGTTTCTTTCGTCCGTTATCATAAGTCCGGAAGCACTCGCCGTTCATGCAATTTGTATTACAACTTGTCACACCAGGTCTTTTTGAAGGCCTTGGTGGATAGGTGGAATTTTGATTTGAAGTTACAGCAGCATTATGCCAACCTTCTTTTACAATCGGATGGCTAACATACTTATCCACCACAGCAAGAATGCCATTTTTTTCAGACATTTTTTTAGACAAACCAACTGCGACACTCACCTCTTTATCACTCATTTCTTCGCTTATTTTTTCTATATTCC